ACCCCACAAACGGCGCTAATACCACTATTTCTGCCGCTTCCGGCCGGGTACTGTCCGCTATTACCGTCAATAGTCTAGGACACGTTACCAGCGTGGCTTCTAAGACGCTGGCGGCGGCTGATATTCCAGCGCTGGGGTACCTTCCGCTTACTGGCGGCGAGCTTACCGGGGATCTGTGGCTACATACCGGAAGCTCTAATTATGGCAGTAAGCTATACTTTGGGGATAAAGGTACTTCCGGATTTGTATACCTGCACGAAGACACAGACGACCACTTAACAATACACGCGCAAAGCGGTATTACGCTAGAAACTGGCGATAATAGCGGTATTAAATTTGGCGACAGCGTATTAAAATGGGACGAAGATAACGAAGCCTGGCACCTGGTAGGAAATTTCTACGCGGACGGCTTTATTACTGCCGGAGGGATCGGCAGCGTAAATGAGTTGCTGGTAACCCTATCTGGCAACCAGACAATAACAGGCGCTAAGACCTTTTCCGGGGGTGTAACGCTTTCCGGGGGTGTAACGCTTTCCGGGGCCGCCACTTTCTCCCAAAAGGCGACCTTTAACGCCGGGCTTACGGCTATGGGCGTAGATATCGCAACGGTTAATAATTACGTCCGGATAAATTCGGCAAACGACCGCCTATATATCCAGCAGGGGGTAGCTAGGGACCTTGTTTTAACGAATAGTACCAGTAGCCACACTATTATAGGTACCTATGCAGACCCCGGCAGCTATAAACTATACGTTAACGGATCCGCTAAAGCGACTTCCTGGGACACGACTTCCGACAGGCGCTTAAAAGGCGACGTTACGGACGTTTTTTCCGACCGCGGGCTATGTGTTATTATGGCGCTAAAGCCTAAAGAGTGGACCTGGAATAAGAAAAGCGCGCTTTATGGGAAGCGCGGCGCGGGCTTTATCGCACAGGAGGTTAGCGACGTCCTGCCCTTTGCCGTGGTTAGCGACGGGGACTATATGGGAATGAACTACCAGGCGCTACACGCTTACCAGGTTGCCTGTATCCAAAACCACGAAAACCGCCTGGCGCAGCTAGAGGAAGAGAATAAAAGGCTAAAAAGGAGGCTTGGATATGGCGCATAGTAACGGGAAAATATACCGGGACACTTCCGTAAGCCCGGCCCTTGGCGTAGATCCGATAAAAGACGTAGCCTATATTACCGGCAATAGTACCGGCGACTGGGCGCGCCTTTGCGGGGACCTGGACGCCAGCGGCAACGATGCGAACAAGGTAAATATACACTCCGTCCACAAGCCGGTAAGATCCCCCCTTAAAGGCGGCGCCGAAACGGATATAAAGGTACCGGCTAAATATGGATGGCAGATAACCACAAAGGCCGCCGGAAGTAATACCCTAAGCTTTATCCAGCAGCTACGGAGCTACGGAGCAAATTACGCGCACTGGCGCTGGCTTAAGCCGCGGGGGACCAGCCAGGGGGAAGAGTACCGTATACTGGACTTCGACGGCTATAACCACAACCAACTACCCTACCGGACGCCCTGTTTTTTCTCTAGGCTTGCCGCCGCAGAAATAAACATATCCGGCACCCACGAAGACGTAACGATACCGCGCCAGCAGACGGTAACGCAGGGCTTTAACTCTAATACCTTTGCACTGCGGGACGCATACGACGTTACGGTACTGGTATCTATCATAGATCCGGATCCGGAGGGCAGCGCGTCTTATATGAACTGGGATATAGACGGCTCTTTCGATATTACCCTAGTGGATGCAAACGGCCGCGTAGTGGACCACGACTACCAAACCGGATTCGGTATTAGTACGGGGAATATACCGCAGGCTATAGCTATGCACTTTGAGGGCTTCCACAGCCTAGAGGGATATACCGGGCCTTTCCATATCGAATACCGCTTCCACTTCGCTAATAACACCAACTATAGCGACGGCTCTAACGTGGTTTATACGCCCGTTATTGTGAGGGTGGAAACCACCTACGCAGCTACGCTTACAATGTCTAGGACCGGACAGGACGGCGTAGTAATCCGCCCCGCCGGGCTTTCTAGCGAATGGAGGGATAACGGCTATAGGGCGCGTAGCGCAGTTTTCGGGGATAACGGCTACTGGCCTATCGTAGCCGTTGAGGTATACAACGGCAGCACCACGCAGCGCGCGTTAGCGCTGGTACCCAGTAGCGGTTTTATTCCGTTTAAGCGTATCGGGATAACGATACAGCCCCGCCAGGAAACAAGCGCCCAGGATATTATAGTATATCTGCTATACGGTAACTATACGCAGATCTTCCCGGAATTCCAGAAGGGAGTAGACTACGGGCAGCTATCTTTAGCAAACGCCTGCGTACTGACCTGCGCCCCGAACTGCTACAATGAGCTGGGCGTCATCCCGCAGGAGCCGCTGCCGTTTGTCTTCCTACAGGAGGATTGCCAGGGGGCCAGGTTCGACTATGTGAGCGGCCAGCCGCAGCAGGGCCTAGATCCTGGGGCCAATGGATTCACGAGCCGAGAGGATCTGGTTACCAGGTTCCGGCTGGACTGGGATTTCGGCGCGGATAATGTGCCGGTCGCTATGAATATCGACGTACACCTAGACATATACAACGAGGACGGGGACTTGCTGACGAGCGACGTAGATTCGTTCACGGCTCCGGCCGGTGTCTCCTGGTACGGTTCCGCTCGCTTCGACGTTGACCTAGACCAGGAGTCGCTAGCGCCATTCGAGCTTTTTGCGAAGCTCTGGGCAGACGTGGGCGGGGATATTTACTACATCAATTTTTACCCTCAAGCCGTGGTAACGAGTGAACCTGAGCCGTACCCGTTGGGCTGGCAGAATTAGAACTTTTAACACCTATACGATTATGCAGCAGAAAAACACACTTACCAACAAAGACCGCCTTTTACAGGGCGGTAAGGTTATCTTAGTCCTTATCTGGGCTGTAGTTACTGCCTGGACCTTTTCAAACGTTATGACGCTGGGCGGTACACTGGAAAAGGTTATAGCCGGTATTATGCTGGCCTTTACCGGCTTCAAGATCGGCTGCGAGGTAAAGAAAATCTGGGACGAAGAATAGCAGCCGCTATGAAGAAGAGAGAAATAAAGCAGGTACTAGAAGCCCTGCGGGTTGTGAAAATGCCCAAAATCGAGGATAAGGGGCTACGTAATAAGCTTATCCGGGTGCACTTAAAGCTACTTTCGGACTTCCGGAAGTATGACGAAGAGTTAGAGGACGCCCGCGTAGTATTCCTGTCTGCCTATAAGGAAGACCGCGAAGAGGTTACACGCCTACAAGATCTACTGCAAACAGAGCAGGACCGCGCAAAGCAAATGGAGATAGCCGCCCAGATATCCTCCTATACGGAATACCTAGCGGCCGTCCGGGAACTTAACGAGAAGGCGGAGGCCCTGGGCCGGGAGCCGGTACAGGTGGAGGCGCTGGACCTGGAAAGCTTTGTTACTGAATTTGAGAAACAGGGGTACGACCTGGCCGTAATAGAGCAGCTGTACCCTCTATTCAATGCAAACTAGTATGAGCACAGTAAAGAAAACCCGCTTAGGAACAAACGACTACTTTAATATCCAGCTGGCGGATAACGGCGTACAGGTTAACTGGCCGGACGTGGATATACAAGAAGTCTTTATGTATAGCGAGGACCAGCGCGTATATAGCGGGCGCTGTCTCTTCGCCACTGATTCGGAACACCCGGAAACCCTGCACGTAACCTACCCGGCCGAAAAGCAGGCCTATTTAGGCCCGCACCGTCTAACCGTGCGTATTTCCCTGGACGGGGCGGTAAACACCTACGACGCCCTGGCTATTGACAAAGTAGCCACCCTGGAAGAGTGCGGGGACGCTGACGAATCCCCGGAGGTTATCAATATCGCTATATCGGAGGTTAATACTACGATTATGCACGAAATCTTAGCCGCCTGCCAGGCCGCCACCCAGGAGGCCTTAAGGGCTGCCGCTTCCGTGGACGTTGAGGCCCTAGAGGCCCTGGCGGAAACCGTGGCAGAGCAGAAGGCGGAAACCGTGGCCGCTTCCGTGGCCGCGCAGCACCTGCCGCAAGTCCGGGGCGGGTACTGGTACGTTTGGGATCCCGTGCAGCAAGACTACGTTAATACCGGTACGAAGGCGGAAGGGACGGACGGCGCCCGCGGCTCGGACGGTACGTTATACCTTCCCAAATTCCGTATTACGGCCGCTATGGAGCTACAGGTAAGCAAGCCCACCGCGGACGATATGGACCGCTTTAAACTGGAAGACGGCGTATTAAAATACAGAATTAGCTAAATATATCTAGATATGGAAACTAACGAAGTTTGGGCCGCTCTTGGCAAAATCGGCCTTACCCCCGGCGGGACCTGGAACGCAGATACCGCCTACCCTGCCTTTACTTTTGTCCTGCGAAATGGCAGTAGCTATACTTCCCTTCGGGCGTCCTTCGCCGAAGATCCGGAAACCCACCCGGAAGCCTGGCAGCCCGCCGCCGCCGCCGGTAAGAGTATCTACCAGCTTTGCGTAGATGCGGGAACCTTCGACGGCACGGAAGAAGAATTTGTAGCGGCCTATAACGCAGCCGTAGCAGCCGCGAATACGGCCGCCGGAACTGCCAACGCCGCCGCCGGAACTGCCAACGCCGCCGCAGCTGCCGCCAATTCTGCCGCCGCCGCCGCAGCAGCTGCCGCCAATTCTGCCGCCGCCGCAGAGAGCGCAACGGCTGCGGCTGAATCCGACCGCGTGGAGGCGGAGCGCCAGCGCGTCCAAGAATCGGAAAGGGTAATAGAGCAGACGGAGGCGGCAAAGGATGCAGCCAACGCCGCCGCAGCTGCCGCCAATACCGCGAAAACAAACGCGGACACCGCCGCAGCCGGGGCTAATTCCGCAGCCGCAGCCGCCACGGAAGCAAGCGCCCAGGTAGTTACCTATAACGGCCGCCTTACGACGCTGGAAACGAAAACGGAAGACCTGGATAACCGCGTATCCGACCTGGAGGCTAAGGACCTTTCCCGCCACGATATCTACGGTAATTTACTACACAAGCGCAGTACGGCAAACTGCTACGTTATCCGCAGCGCTGGCGGCTATATGCTGCCTCTTATTTACGGTAACGCAATTAAAGACGGCGAATTTAATACCGCCGCTTATACCAGCGAGGGCAAGGACCACCAGGCCGCGTTTGTTAACCACCTGGGAAACCTTATTACCGGCCCGTATATCGAGGACCACGCGGGCTGCGAGGCCAAAGACGCCGTAGTAGTCTGGGAGGAATCCCAGGGCCTTATTACCGGCCTTAAACTGGTTGAGGGCGACACCTGCCGCGAACTGGAATTCAAGGTAAATACGGTACCGGCTACCGGTGGAAATGCCGTTATAGCCGTCCGGGACAATAACGACGCTATTATTTGGAGCTGGCATATTTGGCTATATCCGGATAACCTGGCTACGGAAAAGCTTACGAATCATACCGGCGTAGAGTACGACGTACTGCCGGTACCTATCGGCTGGACCTGGCAGAACGCCAATAAGGAGCGCGGCCGTAACGTTTTCTTCCAGTGGGGCCGTAAAGATCCTATGCCTTCCCCGCTGAACTACAACGGTACGGAGCGTAGCAACCTGTCCGGGCTTATTACCACCCTTACGAAGTCCGCAACCCCCGCCGCTTCCGTGGCGGAAGCTATCAAGAATCCGCATACCTTCTTTGTGCAGGATGAAACCAACCATAACGACTGGCAGAGCGCGGCGGAATTCCGCTACAACCACTGGGACGCCAGCTTAAACGCTGCCGGTGCTTCCGATGCGGTAACGGTTAAAACCGTTTACGATCCGTCCCCCGTGGGCTTCAAAGTCCCCGGCGGCCGCCTCTTTACCGGCTTTACCACCGACGGAGGAAACCACGGTAGCAGCGCCTTTGAATACTTTAACGTTATCGACGTTAACGAGGACGAACAGATAACCGCGGCGGACTTCCAGAACGGCTGGACCTTTAAGCGCAACGATGAAGACGCGGAGGGTATGTACCTGGCGGCGTCCGGCTATCGCACTAGCGCCAGCGGCGGCCTTGGCTACGTAGGCAGCTACGGCTACTACTGGAGCGCAGCCCAGGGCAGCGCAGACTACGCCTACATTTTGGGCTTCGGTTCGGGCTACGTTTACCCGCTGTACGGCTACTACCGCGCTTTCGGCTTTTCCGTGCTGCCCGTCCGAGAATAAATTAAATACTTTCAATCCCGGCGCCTATCTTGAAGGCGCCGGGGGTTATTCCCGGATATATGGACGGAAAGAAGATAAAAATAATTATTAAAAATTCGGTAGTTGTCGTGGGAAATCTGCCGGAGGGTAGCAACGTGGAAGAATTGCTTAAGCGCTTCGACGTTGCTAACTCTACCCCGGTAGATTGCCTAGACTTCCTGCGCCGGTTAAAGTCCCTTCTTAAGTAGCTATGCAGGACGACCGTAAACCCGTAAAGAATCCGCCAAAGCCGCCGGTATACAAAGCCGCGCTGGATCTGGACGTACAGTACTGCCGGAGCACAAAGAAGGCCCCGCAGGACGTAAAGTATACGCATATTAACCGCCTACACGATGCGCTAATAGAAATAGTTACGGCTATAGCCTTTGCAAACGAAACGCAGGACGCCCAGGAAAGGGCGGACTTTATTAGCCGCGCCGCGGATGATCTGCGTAATATGAAAATCCGGGTACGGGTACTTTATGACCTTCACTACATAACAAAGAAGGGCTTTACGGCAATTTCCGGAGCGGAAGAGAACGTAGCCCGCCAGCTGGCGGGCTGGCAGAAATCTACCGAAGACAGAATTAACAACCCTATAGTAAAACAATCCCTAGCCGAATAGTCAGAATACCCCCAAACCTGCGGTAATTCGCATTTGCCGGGTAGAGTACGTTTAAATTCAGTAGCCCACTAAATGAATAGGAAACTATCATACGTTATACTTGCGCTGGCGGCCTTCTTTTCGCTTGCGCAGCCCGCCGCGGCGTTTACTACAGTATCCGCCACTGCGTCCAATAAGCGGCTACTAATCCTGGCGGCGTCCGGCTATCGCAATAGAACCAGCGGCGACCTTAACAACGTAGGCAGCAACGGCAACTACTGGAGCGCAGCCCAGAACAGCGCAGACAACGCCTACAATTTGAACTTCAATTCGGGCAACGTTAACCCGCTGAACAACAACAACCGCGCTAACGGCTTTTCCGTGCTGCCCGTCCGAGCATTTAATAGGCTAGGGATTTTTAAAGCAAATGATATGCAGCTAACCAGGGGACAAATATACGCGCTGGTTGTAGCGGCCTATCTGGACGCCCGGCAGAATGAACGGAACAAAAATTCTGCCCTGGCATTTGAACTGGACCTAGAAAACAACCTAAAGACACTGGCGGACCGCCTGTATAGGAGGGAGTGGAAGCCGGGGCCTGTTATCTGCTTTATGATAACAGAGCCTACGCTACGGGAAGTATTCGCGCCCCTCTTTGAAGACAGGATAGTAAGCCACGTACTTTTTAACCTTATAGCCCCACTTTTCGACAGGACGCTAATATACGATAGCTATAGCTGCCGGAAAGGAAAGGGTACGCTTTTCGGCGTTGAACGCTTCCAGCACCATATAAGGGCAGCCACGGACAATTACACCCACGAAGCCTTTATACTTAGCTATGATATTAGCGGGTACTTTATGAACATAAATAAAGGGATCCTGTATAATATCCTTTGCTGTGAACTGGAAAAGTTTAGGTACCGCCGCGGCGAAGGCGGGCGGCCCTGGGGCGAAACGCTGGACTACAGCTTTATAGATTACCTGTTACGGGCTATCCTCTTCCGGAATCCTACGGAAAACTGCGTATTAGTTGGGGACCAGCGCCCCCGCGCAGAGCTACCCCCGCAAAAAAGCCTATTCTTTTCCCCGCTAGGTACCGGCCTTACGATCGGGGACGTAATGAGCCAATTACTAAGTAATATCTACCTTAACCCGCTGGACCAGTATATAAAGCGGGAAATAAAGATACGCCACTACGGCCGCTATGTAGATGACGGCCGGGGCGTGGACGCCCGCTATACCTTCCTGGAAGAGGCTATACAGCCTATAGGCTCTTTCCTGTGGGACCGGCTTAACCTGCGGCTACACCCCAAAAAGGTAAAAATAACCAGCACCCGCCAGGACGCCTTCTTTTTAGGTGCGGACTGCCGGGAATACCGGCGCTACGTAAAAAACTCTTCCGTAGCTTCCTTCCACAGGGCGGTAAACCAGCTGGAATTCTGGCAGGCTACCGCCGCCCCTTCCTGCCTGGACGATTACTATAAGGCCCTAGCGCGGTTAAATTCCTACCTGGGCTACTTCCGCCACTTCAAGGCCTATAATATTATAGCCAGAACCCTAGACGAAAGCCCGCTACGGCAGGTATTCGCCTTTACCCCTTATTACGGAAAGGCCGTACTACGGCCGGAAATAAAAGAACAGTTTAACTATACCCTAGTATGAAAAGATTAACTTTTGTTACCGTCCCGCCCAGGGTGGAACGGCTGGACGCGCAGACCGCGCGGGTAAATTATGACGTTGAGGTAGGGGAAGAGACAATAGCCCCCGCCGAAGATCCGGAAACGGGGGAGCCTACCGGGGAACCAGATACCCACCCTATCTACACCTGCCAGAGCGTTACCGTAGCTTACCCGGTAAAGCGCGGCCCGCTGGTGGATGCTATGATACGCCAGCGCTACAGCGTTAGCGATGAATTCGCAATACTGCGCCAGCGCTACAGCAAGCCGGAGGAATTCGCCGAATACAACGCCTACGCGGAATCCTGCAAGGCCTGGGCTTCGGAGGTTTTACAGTAGTGGAGGCTATGGAACGTATTGCAGATATCCTACAAGGCGCAATAGTGCAGGCGGTAATAGTGTTTATTATCTACCTGCTGGTAGCGCTGGCTATCTTCCTGGACCTGTGGGCCGGAATCCGGAAGGCGAAGGCCCGCGGGGAATACCGCAGTAGTGCCGGTTTTCGTAAAACCGTGGATAAGTTTTGCAGGTACTATAATATGCTGCTAGTTGTAACGGTTATAGACGTGCTGCAAATGCTACTTCTGGGGCTGCTTAACCACCTGTATAGCTATTCCGTACCGGTCCTGCCGGTTATTACCTTCCTGGGCGCCGTTTTCATAGTGTTTATAGAGCTTAAGAGCGTCTACGAAAAGAACGACCAGAAAGAGAAGGCGAAAGTACAACAGGCGGCCGCAGATCTGCGGCGGCTGCTACAGGATCCAGGCGGCCGGGAAATCCTGGCGGGGCTGCTGGAACTTGCACAGCGGAACGCGCCAGCCCCGGCCGGTATGGATGAACAAATAGAAACCCTAGAATAACAGATTATGGCAGATGTTAAAAAATTCCTCCCTTTCGTGCTGCGCTGGGAGGGTGGATACGTGAACGATCCGGCGGACCGTGGAGGCGCAACCAACAAAGGCGTAACTATTGCCACCTGGAAGCGGGTAGGCTACGACAAAGACGGGGACGGGGATATAGACGTAGACGATCTTAAGCTAATTACGGACGCGGACGTACTGTACCGGGTGCTTAAGCCGTACTACTGGGATCGCTGGAAGGCGGACCGGATTAAAAACCAGTCTATAGCGGAAATCCTGGTAGACTGGGTTTGGGGATCCGGCAAATACGGTATTACCCGCCCGCAGCGCCTGTTAGGCGTTGAGGTGGACGGCGTGGTAGGGCCTAAAACACTGGCGGCAATCAATAAGTACCCGAACCAGCGGGAGCTATTCGACAAGATTAAGGCGGACCGGGTAAGGTACTTTAACGAAATCTGCGAGAAAAGGCCCGCAAATAAAAAGTTTTTGCGCGGCTGGCTCCGTAGGCTTAACGCTATAGAATATGCGGACTAGGGCAGAAATAGGCGCCTTTGTGGGGATTTTGGCGGCCGTGCTTGCTTTTGCTTCCTGCGGCTGCCCCCGCCACTGCCCCTGCGCCCCGTCTTCCGTCCGGGATTCTATCTACCTGGAAATCCGGGATAGTGTTATTATCCGGGACACCCTGCTACCGGTACAGCTTCCGGCAGATACTACCCAGGTGGAGGCGCAACCGGCGGACACCGCCCGCGCTGAAACTTCCGCGGCGGCCGCTATTGCCTTCCTGGAGGGCGGAGCAATCCGGCTAGAAATCTGGAATAAGCCCGCGCCTATTCTGGTGCCGGTACAACTTCCGGCTATGCAGATCCACTGGGAACGGTCCGGGGAAACGCATACTATTACGCGGACTGTTGAGGTAGAAAAGAAGCTTACGCGCTGGCAGGAAATCCGTATGGACGCTGGCGCAGTCTTCCTGTCTCTACTTGTGGCACTGATACTTTGGGGGATAATTTCGCTTATATTGAACCTAAAAGGCGTAAGTATCGGAAAAAAGTAGTATATTTGTACGCTGCCTGTGCAAAGGGCGGCTTTTCGCTAGAGAAGCGCGGCGGGCCGTAGTACCCGCTGCGCTTTGTTTAACGGCCGGAAAGTTTTACAAGTGTTTTACAGGCTTCCGGGGCGCAACTTTGCAACGCAGTAATAGTAAACAGGTTAGTAAGATTTTTAATTTTACTACTTTTACAAGAAACTATTTTTATATAAAAATATAGGTTTTACGGCCCTGGCGGCCCTCTTTTCGCGTTTTTTCGCTTTCCTGGCATTTGTGCGCTATTGCAAATTTACCTAAAAAATAGGTAATTTTGCGGTAGAAAGTTTTACAAGTGTTTTACGGGATCTAGCGAAAATGAAATCAAGGATAACACTTAATCCGGTAGTACTGGCGCAGGGAAAGCGGCCGGACGGCTCCTATAATGTAAAGATACGACTTACCTATAAGCGGGTATCCAGAATCCTACCCACCCAGCTAACGGCGGCGGCCGTTGACGTAACGAAAACTAAGCCGGTACACATTAAGGCCGGTACCAACGTACTACTACGCGCCCAGGAGCTAATTAAGGAAATGTATACCGCCCTGTCCGGGCTGGAATACGCCGCCCTGGAATATATGGAAGTGGACGACGTGGCGCGGTACCTGTCCCGCAAGATCCACGAAGGTACGGCGGCCTTCCGGCTGGATTTTTTCGACTGGGCGGAACGTTACGCAGCCACGAAGGGCGAGAGCACCGGCAATACATACCGCGCAGCCGTGGCGGCCTTCCGGCGGTATATAGGTACGGACGCCCTGGATATATCGGAAATTACTACCGCCACTATCCGCGGCTTTATCGACTTTATTAACGCGGAGCCGGTACAGTCCGGGAGGGCTACGGAAAAGAAGGACCGGCGGCAGAAAAAGAAGGGGGCGGATGCCCGCTATACCCGCAGGCTGCAAACTATCTACAACGCCGCAAAGGACACCTTTAACGATGAAGACGCCGGGGTAATCAATATACCGCGCGATCCCTTCCGGAAGCTGCCGAAATTTGCCCCGTATATCCCGCTGCAACGGTCCAAAGATACCGCCTTTATCCAGAAGGTTATTAGCTACCGCGGGGAATGCACAGACGAAGAGCGTACCGCCCTGGATCTGTTCATACTTTCCTTTGGGCTTATGGGTATAAATGCCGTGGACCTGCTAGAGGCGCAGCCGCCGAAAGCCGGGGTACTGGAATACCGGCGCAGGAAGACGCGGACGCGCCGGGCGGATGAAGCTTTTATAGCCGTGAAGGTAGACAGTAGGCTAAAGCCGTTTATAGAGCGAAACCGGGACGCCACCGGCGCCCGCTGGCTGAACCTGTATAATTACTTCCGGGACAGAACTGCCCTAACCGGTTTTCTAAATAGGCACCTTAAACGCTGGGCAGCCCGCGTAGAGGAAGAGCCGTTTACCTTTTACGCCGCCCGCCACAGCTGGGCTACTATTGCCCGGAATGATTGCCGGATAGATAAAGCCACCGTAGACGAATGCTTAAACCACGTAGGTAATATGCAGCTGGCGGACGTTTATATAAAAAAGGACTGGCGGATACAGTGGGACGTAAATAAGAAGGTTTTAGATCTGTTTACCTGGACGGAAAAAGGGTAGCCGCGCTGGCTACCCTTCAAAGTATCTGCGGTAGAGGTTTTCTACCAGGCCGTCCACTTCCCGGCCGATCGTAACGCCCCGACTGCGTAGTAGGGCTATCTTTTCCCGCGTATCTGGCGAAACCATAACGGTAAAATTTACGCGCTTCCCTTCCGGGGCGGCCTTTCGCCCGCCGCCGGGCTGTCTCTTTCTGTCTTCCATACTAAAATAGTTTTAGCTGGCGTCCCTCTTCCTCCAGGTAGAGGATAAAGCGGTAGCAGTATTGGCTACGGTACCCGCAGGTATCCTTACTTCGCTGGGGGAAGAAGTAGGGGCAACCGGCGCAGCTTACCCGGCCGTGCTCTTCTAGCCACTTATTGTATAATTCCTTTTTGCGCATATTCCCACGTTTCCACGGCGTCCGCTATAGCGGCGGTTATAGTCTTCCTGGGGCAGGCCTTCCGGATGATCTGCCCGCGAAGGCAAATACAGGTATATTCCGCTGGCTTCTTTATAAAGTACTTATCTTCGCAGACTAAGACGGCCTGCAAATGGGAGGACGGGGATGGCATATAGCCGCCCGCGTCCCTCCATAGCTTGCTATTCTGGGCCTTCTGTGGCAGCTCTTTAATAATCAAATCCGCCAGCACCGGGGTATAGTAGACAGTACGATACTTGCTATTTTCGTTTTCCAGATCTAAGATAGCCTGGGCGATATCCTGTTTTAACAGGTACCTATGAACTTTAAAAGTTTTCATTTCGCTAGAGGGTTGAGGCCCCGCCGAAACGGGGCCGGTTATACTTACCAATCAATCCGGCGGACAGATGCGCCCCACCCGCGGCCGCAGGGGCCGTTATAGCCAGTGCTGCTAATAAAGATTATTTCTTTTTTCGGGACGTATTCTACTACCTGCTTATGGTCCGCAGTGCCAGTGCGGCCGTACCGGCAGTGCGCTATTACTGCGCTACCGTCTTCGCGGTACAGCCAAACGCGATCCGTAAAAGCCGTACCGGCCAGTACTTCTTTTAATTCCGCATCCTTAATATACACTTCGTGCCCCTCTATTAGATAGCTGCTAGCCGTTACCTGGATATCTTCAGTAACTAGTACCCTTTTAGTACGCTTTGTGGGTTTTCCGTTACGCATTACCGGCACGTCCTGCCAGTTGTACCGCCTGTCTGTAAGTGTAATTTGCTTGCCTGTGCTTTTCATTTCGCTAGAGTTTTAAAAAGTTATCCGGGCCTGGACTTTCCAGAACCCGGATACAAAGGTAAGAACTTTTCTTTATTATCCAAATGGAAAATAAGAAAAACAAGAAATTTTTATTACTTTTGTCCCGTCGATGATTGAATAGAGGGGAACGCCGTAAGAATTGGTTATTAGTTTTAGTGTTAAGCACCCCGGAACGCTGCGAAGTCTTCCGGGGTTTTTATTGTGCTGCGCCGCTAAGAATAGCCCGCCCTGTGGAATCCGCGGGCGCAGGCTCCCAGCTAATCCCGTGGCAGTAGTGGTAAGCAACCGCGCCCAGATCCGGCGGGAAATAGAAGCGCGCATAGCAGAGGGTAGCGGGAGAAGGGGCCGCGCCGTTTGTGTAGGAATGATCCAGATAATATCCTACTATTGTACTATCTTCTGCGGATGCGTACAGAGGCGAGAGCGCCCCGAAGTCTACGGATTTGTAGCCGCTGCCGGTATAGTGGAGGATATAGCCTAAGTGGAATTCTGCGGCCGCCTGCGCCTTCTTTTGCGGCGTTGGGGCGCACCCGGCAAGTAGCGCTATAAATAGCACAAAGAGCGCCGCCCGTTTCATTTCCGCCCCCTTTCTGCCTCTAGCAGAGTTATAAGCCTGTCTATTTGCGCCTGGCTCTTGTCTATTTGCGCTAAGCACTTTTGCGTAATAGCCCGCTGTGCGTCCAATTCCTTTAGAAGGGCGGTAATAAACCCGCCGCCGTTAACCGTGGAATTATCCAGCCTGGATTCCTGGATATTGACGCCGCCCCCTTCCTGGACCTGGGCGTACTTCGGCCCTTCGCCAGTTAAGAGCCAGGACCGGCTAAGCGCCGGGCAGGCCCTTACTATCTTATCCGCCAGGGCCGGGGAAATCTGCTTAGTTTGGCCGCGGATTATATCGTACAGGTTTTGTGGTGTGGCGCCCACCTGGCGGGCAAAGCCTTTGACGGTACCGGCGTATTCCTGCGCTATTTCCTGTATCCGGTCCTTTGCTGTGGTGGCTGTATCCATAACAAGAAAATTTATTGTTTTATTGTTGGAGATAAGAAATTTTATTACCTTTGTTGCCGTAATTTATTGACAAAGTTAATAAAAGGAATGGAAAAACCGATATACAAAGAGCGGCAAATAGACTATAAAGCCACTTTGGATGCTTTGGAGCCAGCCGGGGACTATATCGTAATCCCTAGCTCTTCCAGCGATATTTCCAGTATCCGTAGTATTGTCTGCCGCGCCGCAAAGGATATGGCGCCGCGGGCCTTCGAGGTGCACAAGACTATTAACGGCTTTAGAATCGACAGGACGGCGTAGTATGGAAACGGGCGCTAATATAGAACTGGAAGCCCGGTATATCCGCCGCCTTGTGGATACTACCGTAACCGCCACGCTTAAAAGCCTGGGGCTTATATCTGGCTGGCTATCTACGAATGAATGCCGGAAGCTTTACGGCGTGGAATTCCGCCGCCTGGCGGATGCGGGTATAATCCGGCCGGTAATCCAGGGAAATAAGAAGGTATACAGCCGGGAAGATATAGAAGCCGCGCTGGCGGCAGAACTGAAACGCGCCCGCCTACAGATTGCCAAAGCCTCTAAGTAAATCCAATCTAGCGAAAATATGGATAAATCTACGAACACACCCACAAAGCGCCCACCGGTCCTAGATCCGGACTACTACGTAGTGCTGGCGCCGATGACTACAGTACTACGGCTAACCGGGTACGATCTTACGGTATTTGCCGTTATTCACTCTTTTACAAAGGACGGAAAACACCGCTACTACGGCAGCGCGGAGCATATAGCCGAAAAGTGGCTGGGGGATATCAAAAAGGCCCGTAGCATAAAGGATAGTATTAAGGTACTGACGGAAGCGGGCTATATTAACAAGCTTAAAGAAGCCCGCGGCCGCCTTATTATCAATGCCTATACCACGAACTATAATACCCTGCTGGAAAAGGCCCTTAACGGGGAAGAACTGCCGGTACTGGGTAAAAAGCGCCGTAACGTTGAGGGCAAAACCAGTGGTACCGTACCACGGGTGGTACCGTACACCGAAACCAGTGGTACCGTACCACCCGAAACCAGTGGTACCGTACCACCCGATAATTATATATTAAATATCTATAAAAATTATTCTTTGTCGGAGGCCGCCCCCGGATCCAAAGAAGAACAAGAACAATTTTTTAAAATTTTCTTTTTTAGAAATGCGGCTAACCCAGCGGCGGAGGTAGAGAAATTCTATAGCTATAATACCCGCGGGGGCTGGAACGGCGGAAAGCTGGATACCTTCGATAAGCGGGTATCTGTTGCGGCTACCGACTGGAAGATAGAGGCGGGCGGCCGGACTTCTGCGGCCTTCCTGGACGTATGGCGGCAGATCTACTGCGCGGCCGTTGAGGCCGGGGACGCCTTCGCGGCGGAGCTTCTTAACCCGAAAGTATCCGGAAAGCCGGACAGCTGCGGGGAGTACTACGTAGGAATAAACCAGGATATATATAACTGGCTTATGAGGCCGGAGAATAGGCCCGCCCTTTCCTCCCTGGAAGCCCTGGCGGCCTCTTTTGAAAATCGTAAACCCAGATTCAAAAAATACCTGTAACAATGGAAAGCAAATTACCCAAAGGCGCCGTAATCCCGGAAGCCGGTATTAAGCCCGTTAACGTGGCGGTACCAGTTGGCGCCGTTATTCCGGAGGATTCATTAAAGCCGGATTTTGCGGGAGCCGCCGCGGAATTCTGGAAGGAAGCAAACAAGCTAACCGCGGCGGTTGTGGATGATCTACAGCGGATAGAAGGCCGGAAGGACCTTTCGGATACGTGGGGCTACGGTATCCTGCACCCGGAAGACAACTTTATAGCCTGCACTATTGCCCGGATCGACGCAGAAGGACAGCCCACCGGGCGCCCTGCTATTATCCTTTCTGTTGAGGTGCGCGGCGGCGGCTGCACGGTAGGCGTTACGGGGGATGCAGTGGACGCGCCCGGCAAGTTTACCGCTACCGCTACCGCCTTCGCGGCATTTAAGGAATACTTAAGCGCCCAGCGATGAACTATAACACTAAAATAGCCCTGGATAAGATACCGGGCTACCGCGAAGAGTACCTACAGGACGCGGCGGGGAATACTACCGCCTACGCCTGTATCCCGCTTAATGATATCCTGGGAATCCTTACCAACCAGTACGTAGACGGCTGGAACCGGAAGCAATTTACGGAACACGCCTATTTAAGGCTGGAAATCATAGAGACCAGGGAACACAAATTCGGAACGCATATAATTTTACCAGGGGTAAGTAAAGAGGCCCTACAGAGGACGGACGAACAGACGCTGCGCCGCCGTCCTATTCTGGGGAATCTCTACCCCTGGGGATCTAAACAACCGGAGGATAAATAGCGCAGTATGGATACTCTTAAACTGGTACTTAAGCGGCACTATTTCGATATGATTACAAAGGGTAATAAGCGGGAAGAATACCGCGAAATTACCCCGTACTGGGCCGCTAGGCTTTCGCTGATTAGTAAAACGGGAGCCGGGCGGGACCTGGAAGGCCCGCAACTGGTTAACCTTATGCGCGAATATTCCGCTACTTATATGCTTAAATGGTGGAACCGCGTTACGTTTTATATGGGATATGCTAAAAGCCGCCCGCAGGCTACCTACGCGGTTGAGGCTATTACGGTCGGTATGGGCCGCCCGGAATGGGGCGCGGTACCTGGGAAGGAATACTTTATTATCAAATTCCGCGAATTATGAGCGCTAAAAATTTCTGCCTTTCCTGTCGCTGGTATAGCCGGGGGGGGGGTATGTCTCAAACCAATAAATTACGGATATTGCAAGATTACTAGAAGCGTATAACCCCAACGGAGGGGGTAGGCCGGGAAATAGATAGAATACCCGGCACCCGCGATAACTGCGCGCCGTGGGCTTTTGCCCTGGATTACTCAAAACTTGGCAGCGGCGCGTAATGCCCAGAGGGCCTAGGACTACCCCCCCCGTTTTTATGAAAAGAGTATGAATACCAGCTACCAGCGTACAACGGCTTCCGATGAATGGTACACCCCGCGCGAAATCGTGGAGGCGCTGGGCCGTTTTGCGCTGGATCCCTGCGCGCCGGTACACCCGCTATACCAGACAGCGGACAGAATGGTAAACAAGCTACAGGACGGGCTAAAGATTGAATGGGGGGGGGTACGGGTATGGTGCAACCCTCCATATAGCCAGCCTTTAATAACGCAATTTGTAGAACGTATGGCGCAGAATAACAACGGTATATTACTTCTATTCGCGCGGGTGGATAATAGACTATTCCAGGATATTATACTACCCAGCGCTGCTGCCGTGCTATTCCTTCGCCACCGTATAAAATTCCTTCGGGAAGACGGGACGCCCGGCGGTAGTCCCGGCTGCGGAAGTGTACTTATAGCCTTTGGTAGAGACAACGCCGCGGCCCTGCGTAATGCCGGTATAGAGGGCTTCTATATCCCGCTGGAACACGCCGAAAGAATCTACCCAAAAGAAGAACAAACACTGTTTTAATTATGGAAATTCAAACCAAAAGAAACGAAAATATTACCGTTACTTCCAACGTTGAGGAAATGATAGGTAAGTATTTGGCGGAGCCTCTTAACCGGTCCTGGAAGGAAGACTTTATAGACGAGGATAACGGGGAAGTAATAAGTATTGAGCGATTCGAGCCTATATACCGCCGCGGGCAGATGATCGGCCCGGACGAAGGCGCCGTTATTTCCTTCCACCTGCAAACCGGGGACGTTAAGGAGTTAAAGGTATCCAACCAGTGCCGGGAAGGTAAACTTAGCGAAGACGGGATATTAACGCCCTGGATTATTACGGTAGCGCTGGCGAAGTCTAAAGTAAAGCTGCTGCTTTACGCCCGTGGTATTACCCAGGCGCTAGAAATCGTGGCAGACTACGCGGAAATAAACTATAAGGAAGTCTTTACGATCGTATCCGCGAAGTGCTATAATAGCTGCTTCTTTATCCTTACCCCGGAAGAGGAAAAAAGGAAGGATCCGGAAAAGCTTACGGAAATATATTTCTTTATTACGGCTTCCGTGCACTTTGAAGGCGAAAGCTGGGGTAATAATAGCTTTATGGTTGAGGCGCTGGACGTTGACGCCGCAAAAGCTAAAATAGCGGATTTTGTGCGGCGCAGGATAGAGGGAAACCCGGACCGCACAAACGAAGAGAAAAGCACCCTTTGCGCCAGCCTTACTATTAGCCTTACTTCTGCAAAGCCGGTAAAAATAGCCCGCGTTATTCCAGAAGAGTACGCAGAGGCCTATAACGAAAACCGCGCGGAAAAGGAGCTATAGGCTATGCAGCGTATTAGATTCTATTTGAGCCAGGATAAAACCGGCTGGGACTACCGGCCGGTAATCTGGCCTATTAAGTATCCCTATTGGTGTACCGGGGAAACCGGGAACGGGCAGTACTTTATACTGGTAGCCTATGTGGATTCCCTGGCGGACCTTCGGAAACAATGGCCGGAGGCGGAAAACCTGGAAATACAGACGGCGGCCCGCGTGGAATTCTCTACGCGCTTTCCCCGCCCGGACTGGTATAAGGATCCGGAGGTATGAGCCAGGGGAAGAAAATAGTATTAACACCTGCGCAGGAAGCCTACCTGCGGCGGCACTTCAAGGACACGGATAACGGGTACTTAGCGCTAGAGCTTGGGATATCGGAAACCGCGTTACATAGATTTGCCCGCGCCTGGGGGCTTAAGAAGACAAAGGCGCACTGTAGGCAGATGCAGCGGGAGGCGGCAGCGGCCGCTAAGGTTAGCCACCTGGCAAACGGGACCTACCCACCCCGCGGGTATATTATTCCAGGAAGCGAGCAGTACCGCTTTAAGCCTGGGCACAAAGAAGGGCGGGCGGCAAAGCGCCGCAGAATAGAAGCCGCCGCCGCAGCCAGGCGTAAGACGATCCAGGAAGAGAGGAAAAGAATAGCAGCTGGGAGACCGCAGCGGACAAAGCTACGGCTTACCGCGCAGCCGCCGGGGAAGATTAAGGACCGGTGCTACCTAAAGAGCCGCGGCTATATTCTAGACGAAGAGACAGCAACGGCTATTTACACTGTTACAACCAGGCGAAGCCCGTACAAAGAGGCAGCCGCCACCTACTATAAATTTAAATCCGTGCTGGAATATGTCAAAGAATAAAGAGCCTATCGTAGAATATCCCGGAATGAACGGGAATATAGTAATAGAAGGCGCCCTGCGCGTTGAGGTTAAACCGGTTGAGGTTATCCAGCTTTATAGCAATACAAAGCTATTTCTTTCCGGCCTTAAGTCCGTTAATCAAGATTTAGTAGCCCTGGCGCTGGGTAGGCTGGAAGCTATTGTTAACAGTATAGAATTACGCAGCTAGTATGCAGGTGGAGGAATTTACGCCGGTATCCTGTGAATCAATCCCAGAAAACCTGGAACCGGGGAAGCTTTATATATCGGAGGCGCAGACTACAGCCGCGCACCTGTGCCCCTGTGGGTGCGGGTGCGAAGTTGTGCTACCGTTTGTAGAGCTGGGCGGGAATCCCGGCGGAAACTACCCCGGCGCAGGCGGTAGATACCTGGTACTAACAAAGCCTGGCGCTGGCGTCTTTTCCTTCGCTCCCTCTTTCAATCCGCACAGGGGCTGCCGGTACTTTATAACCCGTAATAAAGTGCGTATACTATGAAGCTTGCCTGGGATTCAAAAAAGCGGATAGATAGCCACGACGGGGGCTACCACCGGGAACGGTCCGCGGATCCGTACCACTCTTACCGCTGGACGCGGCTAAGCCTGTCCTTTCGGGAAAGCCACCCGCTTTGCGAAAGATGCAAGCGCGCCGGTATAGTGAAGGCCGCTACCTGCGTAGATCATATAATACCGTTTCCTGTCTGCCGGGATTTTTTCGACAGGGCTAACCTACAGGCGCTGTGCGACGAATGCAATAACCAGAAAGGACAGGAAGATAAAGCGGTAATAGAAGCCTGGAGGAAACAACACTTAAAATAATACGCTATGAACGAAAAGAAAATTAAAAACATTTTTACGGCACTTATCGACGGCTGCGACGCCGCCACGGCTGCGCAGGTATCCTTTACTGAACGCCTGGCGGCGGTCCGCGCCCTGGCGCTGGATGCGCTTAACGAAACCCGCCCGGAAGTCCCCGCGGGCTTTGTGGATCTGGGCTTACCTTCCGGCCTTCTTTGGGCTGAAAAGCAGGAAGAGGGCTACTACACCCACGAAGAGGCCGTAGAGAAGTACGGCGAAGCCCTGCCGCAGCCGGAAGAGTTTGTAGAGCTTTGGCGGGTATGTAAGTGGGACTGGGACAAGAAGCGCAAGGGATACACCGTTACAGGCCCTAACGGTAATAGTATCTTCCTGGCGGCGTCCGGCTGTCGCGGTAGAGCCAGCGGCGACCTTAACGGCGTAGGCAGCT